ACCGTCTCCAGCAATGGTTGGGTGGCTTCGGTCATTGCTTCAATGAAGAACTTGCGGTCACGATTTGTGGCTCCTTCGTAACGAATCGCAATCTCCTCAATCTGTTGTTGGGTGGGTGTGCTCATAATGCTGCATCTCTAATGTTGATCGAACATCCGGGCTCGCCTCCTTGGACGTATTGCTTCATCACCTTCAGGATTACCACTTGATTATCGTCCTGCCACGCTCCGCACATGGTCAGAGCATCCATTACTGCCTTGGCGAGATTGTCGATGTCCGGCTTGCTTGAGCAGAAAGCTGGAGCATTTGGTTTAAGAATTGGCGGGGCTCCAGCAGCGGACGCTGCCGAACTCTGCGACTTAAAATGAGATTTCGGGCGCGGCATGTTGAATGTGAGCGTCAGCATGACCGGAACGCGAACCGCAACCCAGCCACGCGCGGCGGCGAGCCAAGCTCCGGCGATTTGCTCTTTCCAGATCACACAGGGATGTCTTTTGCTCTCGCCGGTCTTGGCGTTTTTGACCGTGAGCGGGGTATAGATGCGAATGAATCCACCGCGACGAGACGCCTTGGTGCGTGGCTGGCCAGCTGGATGACCGGAAACATAGAACGTCAAAGGCGTAAACATGGTGCGACTTTGCGCCCCTCGACCGAAATAATCAAGAAAAATCGTTGACTCAAAGAAACCTTTCTGTTTCTATTGGGCAACATGAGACACAAACACAGTCCCGAGCTTCAAGCAGGATTGAAGGAGGTCAGCCGTTTGGTGCGGGTTCATCGCCAGGCAAACCGGCTGTCTTTGGGCGAACTGGCGGTTAAATCGCAGGTTTCCAAGGGCAACCTCTCGAAGATTGAGAACGGATCGGGAAACATCGAGCTTGTGACGGTTTTCAAAATCGCGCGGGCGATGACTGTCGCGCCGTCGCAGTTGCTTCCTAACAAATGGTTATGAGCTTGAAATTAACAGGACTTGGATCGAACGAGGACCCTGACCGTTGGCGCGACCAGGCAGTTGACCGCGAGCGCGAGGCGGAGGATGCAAGAATCCGCAAGTTGCGCCAATTAGACCGATGGATTGCAATCAATCTATTCGGATGGCAATGGTGGCGATTCAGGATGCACAAAAAAGCAACAGCACAAAATGCTGGGCGTGGATATGACCGATGGCAGCAACTTGTCCCACCAAACGAAAATTGGTATCGACAGCTTAAATGGGGTGGAATTCATCAACCTCAAGGGGAAGGTCAATATCTTGAAGATGAAACTGGCGATACAGTTCCTAAATACTCATCCGAATCAGCCCCAGCAATGGAGGTCTTAAAGAAGTGCATGGAAGTAACAGCCGTTGTGCTCGGAACCGAAAGCGGAAAACCTTCATGCGGTGACAAGGCTGATGTATTTGGGCTGGTGGTAGCGGACACGCTCCAAGAAGCAATCTGCCTGTTCGCTGAAAAACTTTTTACCGCAGTAAAAACCAAACAAAAATGAAAAATACACTCATACTTATCGGCGCAGTCATCTTCGCTGTGTTACTCGTCATCGGCATCATGTTCATTTCCTACAGCAACAAGGAGGTTCGGCTGCGAAACCAAATTGTCGCCAAGCAGCGTGACAACCAGAGCGAGCTTGATAATGTCCAGAAGAAGATCAGCCAGGCAGTTCAGGTCACCGACCTCCAGAAGCAAATGCTGATGGACATCATTGTTGGCAACGCGCAGGCGAGGAAGGGCGGCAGCGGTACGCTCGCCACGTTCGTAACCGAGGCTGTCCCGAATCTGGATACGTCCACGTTCCAAAACCTCCAGAACATCATCGCGGGCTCGCGCGACGCCTTCACGATGCGCCAGAAGGAACTCCTGGACCTGAACCGCGAGCACGACAACCTGATTGATACCTGGCCATCCTCGATGATCGTGGGCGGGCGGGGCAAGATTCAGGTAACCATCGTCACATCTGGCCGCGCCAAGGATGCTTTCCAATCCGGCGAGGACAACGACATCAAACTGAAATAAGTTATGGGCATCTGGATATTCTACCTGCTCGCCATCATCCCCCTGCTGATTGGCGGCATCTTGTGGCTGCGTGACCGGGAAATCACAATCGGCGAATGGATCGGCGGCAGCGTCATCGGTTTCCTGCTGGCCGGCATATTCCAGTTCATTTCCATCTGGAGCATGACGCGCGACGTGGAAACCTGGTCGGGCGAAATCGTGAAAGTCACCCACTGTCCGGCCTGGACGGAGCAATACACGGAGACGCATACGACCACCGACAGCGATGGCAAGTCCCACACCTACACGACCACCGAGTATGACCATCATCCAGAGCATTGGGACGCCTCGAACAACTTTGGAACCTACCAGAACGAGGAAGGCATCAGCCTTTCGTTTTTCGACGAGGCGACTGCCAGATTCGGCGGCAGCATCGTCGTGGATGGCAGTCAGCCCACCAGTCACGGCGGATTCTGCATCTCTGGTGACCAGAGCCGGTATTCCGCACACAATCAGACGGGCTATGTTTATCCCGTCACCGTGGAGCGCCATTTCGAGAATCGCATCAAGGCCGCGCCGACGCTTTTTTCATTCTCGAAGGTTCCTACGAACGTGGCGGTTTACGCATGGCCGAACAATCCTGACTGGCAGCATTCCGACCGGCTGATGGGCACGGCACGGGTCACCATCGACGCCCTGGAATTCGACCGCTTCAATTCACGGGTCGGTCCAAGAAAGCGGGTCAACGTCATAATGATCGGGTTCGGGCAGCGCGACATCTCTTACGCCGAGTGGCAGCGGGCGAAGTGGATTGGCGGGAAGAAGAACGACCTGGTTCTTTGCTACGGCGGATTGCGCGATGGAAAGCCGTCGTGGAGCAAGGTTTTCGGTTGGTCGGATTCGGAAATCTGCAAGCGCAATCTTGAATCCATCCTGCTCCAGAACGCGCCAACGACCAAAATCCTGCCCATCATAGAGCAGGAGATCGTGCGGGGATACACCATCAAGGACTGGAAGGCTTTCGACTACATCAGCGTTGAACCTCCGGCATGGAGCTATTGGGTGTTCTGCATCGTCCTGATACTCGCCCAATCCGGGTTTTATATTTGGGCAGCGAACAACGAGATTTCAAAATAAACCCATTTCACTATGACAACCGAACAACAACTGATCGACGCTCTTAAACCGCTGTTGGACGAGCTTGTCCCAACTGGAGATTTCAGAACCTTGCAGGTTCAGCTTAATATCTGCAACGGAACGGCGGTGTTGAATCAATTCTTTGCCTTCCCTGTTGGCGGTACAGGGATTATGACAAACTCTCTTTCTGAAATGAGAAACTTGGTTACCGATTTCGGCGCGCGGAAAGCAAAAAGAATTGCCGAATTGGAGGCGCAACTCGCCGAACTTAAGAAACCATTATGAAATCAGCACAAACACAGCAACCAAACCTAGAAGTGATGCGCCCGGCAGATACCAGCGTCGCGCCGGCGCAATCGCCGGCCATGTCCCTTGTGGGCTTGGACATCAACGCCCTGCTCACCAAGGCGATTGATTCCAAGTCGGCGGTGGAGATCATCAAAGAGCTTCGCACGATGGCGCTGGAGGACCAGCAACGCGCGGCAAAGCGCGAATTCGACCGGGCGCTTGCCGCTTTCCAGTCGGAATGCCCTGTCATCAAAAAAGGTAAGTTCGGGGCGAAGAAGGCTTACAAGTACTGTCCCTTGGACGAAATGATTCCCCAAGTTCAGCCGCTCCTGCTCAAACATCGCTTCTCGTTCACCTTGTCGAGCTCGGTGGAAGATGGCTGGGTTAAGGCAATCCTTGAATTGAAGCACGACGCCGGACACGCGGAGAAGTCGGAATTCAAAGTGCCGGTGGACGGGCGCAACCCGATGATGAACGAGCAGCAACGCTACGGCGGTGCAATGACCTTCGCAAAACGGTATGCGTTCTGCAATGCGCTCGGGATTATGACTGGCGATGACGACAACGATGGCGGAACTCGCCCGCGTCCTGCCGGCCCCTCGCAACCGGCAAAGGCCGAGCAACCTGAACCTGGCGATGTAAAAGCGCTCCGTAAGCAGCTTTGGGAGCTTCTGAAACCGCTCGTCAGCCAGGACAAGAATTGGAATCCAAAGGTATGGGACGGTCACAATGCCTGGCTGCGCGGCGCCAAGATAATCACGAAGCTGGAAACCAAAGTCGAGGCGCTGCCTGCTGCGGATGTGCAGGAGATCATCGACAAGGCGCAAATCATCATCAGCGAAATGTAATTTGACCTATGGGGCTTCCACAACCAAAGCGGAAAAAATGCTCGAATTGCGGCGGGAAAAAATGGTTTCCATCCGCCATCGGATTGGTGGGTTGCCAGATGTGCAACGCTACCGGGGAAGGTGGCATAGATGTGGACTGGTTGGTTCAGGACTGGCGGCGATTGAAGCAGCTTGAGGAAAAGAAACGCGGGGTGCCAGAATGGTTGTCCCAAGCCCTGAACGAAGGGGATGGAACTTACAAACCGTGAATTTATGCCAACAAACGTGATACTGAACGGGCTACCGCTTGCAAATACTTGGTGGCGTCGTAACTGCAACGGGCAACGGTATTATCTGCGTGACGCGCCCAAGGGTTCGCCCGGGTTTGAGCGAGTTTGGATTTACCGCGAAGGCACCAACCAATGCCTGCATATAAAAGCAAGGTCCCTGCTTGCGAATTATACCCCTATCGACACTTCCTCAATGGAAACCAAGATCAAGTCAATTTAAAGACCTATGTTCAAAAATGCCAAAATCATCAGCGTAAACGCTGATGCTGTAGAATATCACAAGCAGGACAAGCCGCGCGGCTCGCAAAGCCATGTGATGTCGTCATCCTCGACCCGGCTGTTCGCTCAATTCCCGTCCAAATGGCGGGCTGGCTACGAGCTTCCCGCCTCGGCCTCGCTCGAATACGGATCGCTTTTTGACATGCTGGTTCTGACACCTGACCAGTTCTCAAAGCGATATGCCATCCAGCCGGAAAAATACCAGTCCAAGATGATGCGCTGCCCGAAGTGCGGTTCGGTGAGCGATTCTGCAAAATGCCGGGAATGCAAGGTTGAGCGCGAGGAAACGCTGGTCGAGAAGGATTGGAACAACAACTCGGATACCTGCCGCGCGTGGGTCCAGGACCAGAAATCCAAGGGCATCGAAACCATCAGTCCCCAGGACTACAACGACGCCACCGCCGCCAAGAAGCGCCTGCTGGCCGACGCGCCTATCAAACGGTTCCTGGATGCCTGCGTAAAACAAGTGTGGGTTGTGGCCGAATGGCACGACGAGGCGACGGGCTTGGTGATTCCGGTCAAGTGCCTCATCGACTTGGTATCGCGCGAGGACTCGGATTTTCCGAAATCCATCGGCGATTTGAAATCCACGCGGAATGCACACCCTATCGCCTGGGCGAAATGGGCGAGCTTCGCCGGGTATGACATTCAAGCTGCTTGGAACACCGATATGTTTGTTGCCGCCACAAATCGGGAGATCATCAACTTCTGCTTTGTCCTCTCGGAAAACTTCGCGCCTTGGGAGATTGGCCGGCGGTTTATGTCGCAGGACATCGACCAGCCAGGCATGGACGCGGGCTCGATCGCATCGGGACGGCGCCAGTATCGCGCCATTCTGGCCGATTATTGCCAGTGTCTCAAGACCGACAAATGGCCTGGCTTCGACGATACGGACGAGGCGAGCGCGGACGGGTGGACACTGGTTCAACCAGATGTCTGGACTGAGCAGAGACGGCTTTTTGCGCCGAAATATGTGTTCACAGAGCCACAAGCCGAAGATGCGTCGGAAGAATCAGGGGATGATTTGACGCCTTAATTCCAAGTGCAAATTTTTGTGGCAACGAGGGCAAAGCCTTTCCAGATTCGAGAGCATGTTATTTTGAGGATTTTGGTCAATGTGATGAACATGCGTTCCCGGATTTCCACATTTCCTACAAGGCCCCGGTGGAACCAGCTTGGCCGCTTAAGACCTTGATTGATGGTCGGATTTTCCGCCTTTATCCCTGCCGTTGAAATTGAGAGCCATGCAGATTTGATTACAAAACTTCCGGCGCATAAAAACCCCGAAGTCCTCCAGCCTGCTTTTACCGAATCGCTTTCTTTCCAGCTTGTGCCCGCATTGTTCACAATTTCTGTTTGGGATTGCTTTTGGCTTTCTTGGCATACCCCATAGGTTAATGGGTTATTAGACAAAGGTCAAGCCTCCCCATTGCGTGGCCATTGCGTCAGCGATGCCTGAGTAAGTTTTGGAACGGGTTTTCCACCGCTTGTCACCCGGCGTGAGATTGTTCTGGCCGGAGTTGGTCTGATTGGCCCAGCGCGGTTTGGCGCAGGCATTCGTTTCGCCGCAACCAGGGCAACAGTCGGTGCCATAAGTGTAAACTGCGCCACACACACACACCAAGCGGGGCTTGACGTACTGCGTAGGCTTGAGCGGCGGGAGTCGGTCGAGCCAGAGGCAGGTGCCCTTGCTGGCGTCCGCGCCGAACTGGTAGGGCTGAATGATCTGGGTGGGCTTGGCGATCTGGGTATTGATAAAGCCGGTGGGATTCTCAATGAATTTCGGGTAGGGCAACGCCAAGAGACGGCGTACATCCGCCAAGGCTTTGTCCCGCGCATCGCGCCGCGCGGCACCTACGAGCGTTCCGGGCTTCACTTTCTGGTGGTAAGGTCCATCACCAAAGGCCCAGGCGGCGGAAATAGTCAGGTAAGTGCAGGTGGGGTGAAAGCCCGCCATATCCCAGTCTCGGTCCACGACGTCCCAAATATCGCACTGAAAATGAAAGGGCGAGCCATCATCGGCGGGCTGGAGGTCACAGGACCAGGCATCGTGGCCGCGCCGCCGGAACGCTTCGCGCACCATGCCGGAGGATTCAAATCCAATGAGAATTTTCATGCCGAAATCTCCATCGTACGCAGGAAGGCATCCACGCCCCCAACATAATGCTTTCGGACTCCGGCCACAATTTCCGCATCGGTCAGCGAGGCGACATCCTCGGGGTCTAGGTCGCTCCAAACGCAATCGGCAACCCAATCGCGCATCGCCTTGATCGTCGCCTCGTCGTAGGTGTTCATTTCAATTCCTCCTTGAGCTTGGCGAGTTGCTCGACTGGTGTGGCGACGGGTTTAGTTTCCCAAGCTACCGGCATGAATATGGTTTCGCCCATCAGTTTGGATTTAATGAAGACAGACGCACCCTTGCCCAGCGTTCCCAGCAGGCCGTATGCCTTCCAGTCGCAAATGCTGCCCTTCTTATCCATTGGCTGACCAGAATCGCAGGTGTATGGGCTTTTGGATACTCCAGCGCAGCACGGGCAACGAAATCCGGCATTCCCAATCGCAGCCTGCAATTCTTCAATGGTATCAAACACCCACACCTTATCCGATTTGATCTCGGGCTGTTTGCAGTCCTGGTAGTAACTCATATACCAGTACGTCCGTTGGTCCTCCCAAGCATCTAGCAGGGCTGCGGCATCCACGCCGGTCTTCTCGGCGTAGTGCTTAACCCGCTTGATTACCCAGTTGAATTTTGCACGGTAGTCATGGAAACCCCCCCTGTTCGCGCTCATCCTTTTCTACGGCAGCGAGCAGCTTTTTGTATCCGTCACAGTCTTCAATGTTCATAATTTTCCTTCCAGTGCGAGAATCAGCCGGGTGAGGAACAAGATGCCCTCGAAAGACAGGATTAGCACAAACAACAGGGTGGCGATTGGATTCATTTGATGATGCTGCCGCAAGTGGGGCAGCGTTTTATGGTTTCGGGTTTAATCCCCGCGTATTGGCGGAGCTCGTTGATGGTCATGCGTCCGGCGCCGATGACGTGGCGGATTGAGCCGTCTTTGATAACCTGCCTGACCAGTTTCGGGGATGGCATGTGCCAACCCATGCCGGCCATGCCCGGATTGTGGATGGCAAAGATTCGCCCGCCAACATTGCGAGCCCGCTGGGATAAGTCGTCGGCATTCATGTGGTCCTGGGGGTTGCCTGGTTTGGTGCATGGCAGTCATCGGCCACGAATTGAGCCTGTTTGGCGATGTTCCATGCCGCGTTCCAGAGAGCGGTGTCCGCCTCCTTCTGTTCATCGGTGGCGCCCTCGTCGATAAGATACATCCCGCGCCCGAGGACGCGCTTGAATGCCTCGTCCATCGCCATGTTCGCGTCGCAAAAATCGTGGCTGTGGCAAACGCCCTTGATGCGCTCGCGGCGGTTTCGGGTGATGAGCTTGGACATCTCCAGCGGGGTCAGCCATTCCCGCAACACGCGCGAGAAGTGCGCGGCGATGGTGTAAGGCAGTCGCGCTGCCTCCAGCTTGGCGTGGTCGGCCCGCACAGCGTCAACGTCGTCCATGATGATCGGTTTCATATTTTGATGTATGCCGCGATGTTTTCGGACAGTTGGTAAAGACGGCTCGCCCGTGCCAGTTCGGCAATCTTGGCAAGGTCGGTTTCGCGGTCGTGCTTGAACTGGGTTGCGAAGTCGAAAGCCCACAGCAGGTCGTTAAGACGCTGGGTTTCCGGCGGGATGGTGATGATGGTTCGTTTCATAAGTTCAATAGTAAAAGTGTCCGAGCTAGCGCAAGCTGGCATAGGTTTTCAATCCTCCCGCCTTGGCCTCGCCCAGAATGATATGGTCAACGACTTCGATCTTCATCATGTTCCCCGCCTTCACCAATTCCCGCGTCACCTTGATGTCGGCCTCGCTGGGTGTCCAGTCGCCGCTGGGATGGTTGTGAGCAAGCAGGATGCTGTGAGCGTTCATCACAATCGCAGGCTTGAACACTTCGCGGGGATGTACCAGCAACGTGTCGAGCGTTCCGGTGCTGATAATCTGAAAGCCAATGGGTTTCTTGCGGGCATTCAGAAAGATGACGATGAAGTTTTCCACGTCAGGGCGGTAGATGATGGAATCTGCCAGCTTTGGGCGCAGGTAGTTTTCGACCACTTCCGGCGTGTCGAGCGCGACGTCTGCCGCCGGAGCGTCATTAAGGCGCATCACTTTGAATTCGCTGCCGTTCAACTTGGTGATCCACGTTTTCATGCTCCCCCCCTTCTTCTGTTCGGCGACAACCGCCAGTTGCTCCTTTGCCCAGTCGGAAAGCGTTTTGAAATCAGTGCTGGTCAGCATGTCCGAGTCGGGCATGTCAATCACCGCGTCCCACTCGAAGGCCTCGTCGCAGCAATCACCGCACAAGGCGATGCTGGTCGGCTCGGTGGCAGCGTCGATGCTGTGATACCGGAAGCCTTCGCCACGCAGGTTAAACTCGCAGCCGCAAGCTTCACAGGTGTCCAAGGTCCGGTTACGTTCGTCATTATTGCGCGATGCCATAGGTCAATTTCCTTTCACAAGGTTTTGGTCGATGTCCATGATGCCGATCTCCACCAGATGCTCCCGCAACCCCTCCAAGTCGTCTTTGTGACGCATTAAGCCATCTTCGAAGATTGAGCTTTCGCCTTCAGCGAGCTCATCGCCAGCCGAAATCTCGAAAACCGTTTTGCCAGTGCAATCACGAACATCAGCCCGAAAGCTACCGCGCTCGTCCAGATTGATGAAGTATTGGAACGCATCGCCCAACATGATGTTTGAAGTTTTCATAGTTTTGATTCGCTTTTGTTAAAGCGGCCACTGGCACCATTTTACCGGCGGGTTTCTACCCATTAAGCCAGCGACCTCCTTTCTCATCGCAACTGCCATGCCAACCAATCAACCCGCGCTTTTGCTGGCGTTTCCACGTTTGAGACATCGAGCATTGTCCCACAACCAGGCATGTCCACTTGGACACGTCCACCAACAGGACACCCACTGTCCCAGGGCGAGACATCTGCCCAGAACTGGGACAGTTTGACAAAATCACCATTCCCGCGCATGTTCCCACGCATGAAGGCACCCAATTTCACGCATGAGAACGCTGCCGATATGGCACGGCGAGCCACAATTTCACGGTTGGAACGAATCAAGCGCGAAAAAGAGGAGGCACAACGCGCCGCGCGTGAAGCTGCACCCATCGCAGATGACGCGAGGAAAAACCGGACACTGAAGCAGCTCGACTTGCTCGACGGATTGATTGATGACGCGCTCGCTGCCAAGGATGCGGACAAGTTTCTCAAGCTTTCCGCCGCAAAAGAGCGTCTTTGGAAGCTGGTTAGCCCGACCGCTGGTGTCCTTCGACCCGGCAAACGCGGCGCTGGCGCTGCTGTCCGGCCTTCGGTACAGCCGACGTGAGGCCACAAGTGCCCGGATCATCGACCTTGCCGAACACCCCAACAGGTTGTGGATTGTGGTCGAGTGGTAAGACGCTTTTGAAGAATCCGAAGCCAAAAAACCGCAATCGCATAGCAAACACTGGCGTTTCCGCATGTTTCGTATTGAATACAAGAGCGATTGTGCATCATTAATTCACTCGCGTCTTGTGGTGTGTCTCAGAACCAGGCACAGCCAGGACCGGCAGTGGTAAGCATTCTTTTTTGTCCGGCTGACCGTCCCCACACCGTCCACCCCCACCCCCGAAACCGGCAGGCCGGTCGATTTTGCGTGACTCCCCGCTTTCATAAAGAACCGTGTTTTGAAACTCTGCTTTGAAGGAAACCCTGTTTTGGAGAAGCATTCTTTTTGCTTTTCGGAACCGTCCGGTGCGTTTGTCTGAAACGGATATTTTTCAAGGTGGTCGTGAAGAAACTGATGCGTGGATAGAATTCCCCCAGCCGGGGCGAGTAGCTGGTAGTCCTTCGTCGCTCCAACAGGGGTTTGACCTGGCCGGAAGGGTTACTCTGTGAAACGGCGCGGAGCGTCCTTGTGTTTTTTTACGTTGGCCGTATTGATCCGCCAGGACGCGGAGGCTGGGGCTTGCGCCCGGTTGCTTCAGCCGGGCTCTACAACGGAGGATGAAATGAATCCGACACGATGCTGATGAAGCTGTTGCGGCGCTTTGCCCGAAAGGGCGCATCGTGTCGAAATTGAATTAGCAACTATCATCGCTGGATTGTTCGCATGTTTTTAGTGACTTGTCAAATGCCGGCGGCTGTGGCAGGATTGGCTTGCTGGACCGTGAGAGTGCTTGCTTTCTAGAGATGAGCGATGGTAGCGGCTGGCATTATCCTGGGGTCGTTCAATGTCACAGGACACCGGCAATGACAGTCGGGCAACCGACCAGCAATCCGGAGATGCGGGTGGAATGGCCGCCCCTTGGACCAAAGCGGACGTAGTTCAGTGGCCAGAACATCGGTTTTCCAAACCGAGTACAACGGTTCAATTCCGTTCGCCCGTTCCAATTTTATGATTGGATTATTGATTGAATTTCAGGATGAAGGACCTGGCATCATCGACGATGAGACGGTTGATGCCATCCACATCACCAGTCAGTTTTTCACAGGTTGGATGCTCAAGGTGGAATACTTCGATTTGCTTGGCTTGCCCTGAATTTCCACGACGCCTGAAAATGGTTTCATTTTTCTCTTGAACACCGCAGGTCATCGGTGGTAGAACTTCTGCGTTACTTTTTTTACGCATTATGACCTACTCTGAAAAGCTTCGTGACCCTCGCTGGCAAAAAAAACGTCTGGAAATAATGCAGCGCGACAACTTTCGCTGTGTGCATTGCGGCTCGGACGACAAAGAACTTCAAGTTCACCATCTGCTTTACAAAAAACGCGATCCGTGGGATTACCCGAATCATCTTTATCAAACCCTGTGCTTCGAGTGCCATGAATTGCGTGGTGAACTAACGGACAAGGCGGTGGATGCAGTTCGGATTGCCATCGGAAAGACTCCCACCAAGCGGCTGATTGCAGCCGTTCAAAAACTGTGCGCTGAGGCGATGCTTGAAATCGAGGTGGAAGATGCCAACTAGAATCTTGCGCGAGGGAATTATTTCAAGCGAACAGGTCAACTCTTTGAGCGAGAGGGCGGAGTTGTTTTACCGGAAATTGATGTCAGTGGTGGACGATTACGGACGCTTTTTTGCAAACCCGATTTCACTGCTTGGGGCGTGTTATCCGCTCCGGCCCGAAGTCACTGAGGCGGAGGTTTTGGGGTTCCTAAACGAGTGCGTTAAGGTCGGCCTGGTGTGCATCTACGGAAAAGGCAAGTACCTCGTCGTGGCGAAATTTAAGCAACAGACAAGAAGCCCATCAAAATTCCCAGAACCTACTAAAGATGAGTTGCTTATCAAATGTGAATCAAATGTTAAGCAAATGTGTAGGGTAGTCGTAGGCGAAGGCGTATTCGAAGACGCAGGCGTAGGGCTGTCTAATTTTCAAAAATTGGCAAAAAAAATCAGCGCCATGTATGGGAGAAAAGAGGGCCAGCCGATGAGCTACGCAGAGGAAAGCTCTCTAGCGGAAGTTGCCCGTCGGCCATCCGTGTTTTCTGAACTGGAAGAATTGGAAAGATTCAAAGCCAAGCCGGACTCATTTTTTCCGCAATCGCTTTACAAACTGGCGTCCGGCTGGGGTGAAGTTTTGGATCGGGCAAGGGCAAACGGAGTACAGCAAAAGCCAAAGGTCAGGGGTTGGATTCCAGATTCCAACTACGACAGCCGGACGCCCCAGGAAAAGGCGGAGCAGCAAAAGCGGCTTCGGAATCAATCTCAAAAGCCATGAAATTTGAGGATTTCATTTCCAAGTTCGAGAAGCGCACCAGAACCCAGCGCGGCTTCATGCTGGTCTGTCCGGCGCATGATGATTCCCCCAAATCACCCTCTTTGTCGGCCAGCCCATCCAACGATGGCGGCGTTTTGATTAAATGTTTTGCTGGCTGTACGGCGGAGCAGATTGTCGGATCGCTTGGGCTGAAGATGAAAGACCTGTTTGCTGGCGAAAGGGCGGTTGCGTTCACCCCGCCGCCGGTGACGAACGGTAAGCACACAGGCCCGACCGCCAGGCCGGTGATTGAAACGGTTTATTCGTACCGCGATGCCAATGGCAAAGAGGTTTATCAGGCGCTTCGGATGAAGCCCAAATCTTTCCGACAGCGCCATCGCAACCCAAAATTCGGAGAAGCACCCCCGGGGCTTGAAGATGATGAGCCAGAATGGATTTGGACGATGGACGGGGTGGAGCGCGTCCTGTACCGGCTCCCCGAACTGTTGCCGGCAAAGACCGTCTGGATCGTCGAGGGTGAGAAGGACGCGGAGAACCTGGTGAAGCTGGGGTATGCCGCGACCTGCAATGTGGGTGGGGCTGGGAAGTGGCTGGATTCCTATTCGGACACACTGGCTGGCAAGGAGGTCATCATCTGTGGGGATAATGACGAGCCGGGGCGCAAGCACGTCGAACTGGTGTTTGAATCCATTTCAGAATCCGCCAAGACGGTTCGCATCGTAAAGCTGCCAGAAGCTGTCAAGGATGCATCGGACTACATTGCGACATTTTCATCCGACGCGGAGGCGCGGGCGGCGCTGGATGCCCTGTGCGGCGCGGCGCATCCCCATTTCAAAGGCCACAAGCTACCGTTGTTCACCATCAGCGAAATGGAGGATGATTATCGCCGGTTTGTCCGCTCGATGGGGGAAAACTCGTTTTCACTGGGGCGCTGGTTGCCGACGCTAGGGATGAACATGCGGGCACTGGTCCCCGGCGAACTGGCCTTCATCATCGGCGACACGGGCACGGGCAAGACCGGAATCCTGCAACAGATAGCCAAGGCCGCGCTGCCGCTGCCGACAATCTTCTTCGAGCTTGAACTTCCAAAGGAACTGATGTTCGAGCGATTCGCCACCATGTCCAGCAAGTTCACCGGCTCGGAAATCGAAAAAGCCTACCAATCGTGCGACGACTCGCTTTCCGACCAGCTTGAGGCGCATTACAAAAATCTGATGGTCTGCCCCGTCGCCAGGCTGTCGTTGCAGGAGATGGAAAACATCATCATGCGCTCGGAATTGAAGCTGGGGGAACGTCCGCGCGTCGTGCTGATCGACTACATCCAGTTGATACGCGGCGAAGGCATCAGCCGCCGCGAGCGCGTGTCGGACATCGCGGAGCAGTTGAAGGTGATGGCCATGACAACGCGCACCATCATCATCGTCACCAGCCAGATTTCGCGCCCCAAGGATGTTGATGAGACATGGGAACCCTCGTTGCACAGCGCCAAAGAGAGCGGCTCAATCGAGGCGTCGTGCGGATTGATGCTGGGAGCATGGCAGGATTTTAAGGAGCCGGGAACCATGAACATCCGTGTTTTGAAAAGCACCAAGGGCGGCGCGGGTGTGTTCGTGAAGTGCAATTTTGACGGCGCACGGATGCTGATAACCGAACGCGCCAGAATACCGGATGAGGATGTTCCTGAAGTACGCAGCCAGCACAACGAGCCATGACCATCATCCACGAATTTCAAGTGCCCCTTTGGGTGCAGACGCCGCTTGGCGAAGGGCAGGCGATTCTGATGACTGATTACGGGATTGACCATAACCCGATTTTTCTCGTCCGGTTGCAGGATGGGCGGTTCAAGTCGGTCGATTCCAACGACTGTCGCGGATTTGAAAACCTGACGTTCGGGATATAGAAACCGAAAGCCCCAAAAGGAGGCGAGGCATAAAAGTCCATTGCCCGAGTTGGGAATGATTTCGATGACGGTAAATCAAAATGAAACAAAAATATGCTCACACCAAAACAGGAAAAGACAACCCAGTTAACCGAACTGGTAGAAACCCACAACATCGCGCTCAGTCTCAAGCGAATCAGAAGCGCACCTGGATACGATGATGCCCGGTGGCGCCGGGCGCTTTATCATGCCCTTGCGATGTCCTACGTCGCCTCAAATTCCGAACTGGAGCAAATCCGAGTCGCCATCAAAATACCCTGATTATGTTCCTTAAAAATTATACCTCGAACGTGCCGGTCAGCCAGACGGTTTATCGCATAGAGCAAGTGCTGATAAAATGTGGCGCGGCTGGAATCACAAAAGAATTCGCCGGTAACAAGGGGGCCATCGACGCCCTGACATTCCAGATTGAAACCGCCACCGGAAAGATTTCGATCCGGCTTCCGGTAAATGTGGAACATGCCTTGGACGCCCTTTGGAAAGATTATGTTGGCGACGACAGGATGACGCAGGATGGCCAAAGCGTACAGTGGGGCATGGGCAGTAAAAAGAAAAAGAACAAGTCTGATTTCACAGACCAAGCAGAGCGGACGGCATGGAAGATAACGAGAGATTGGGTCGAGGTCCAGATGTCGATGATCCAATTGAAGCAGGCCGATGTGCTCCAGGTGTTCCTGCCCTATGTCATCACGTCAACCGGCGAAAGCGTTTACAAGCGCGTCCAGGATGGCGGCATGAAAATGCTGCTCACAAACGGCGAGGAATAGGCGATGAGCGCACCAAAGAAAAAACCCCGGAAGCGTTGCGCGTGATATGGCCCACAGGAACACCAGGCGAGCACAGGAAATCAAATCCCAGCTTATCGAAAAGCTGGGTTCAAAATGCGAGCTTTGCCCAAGGCGCGATGATCTTCAATTCGATCACCGCGAGGGAAGCGATTGGGTATTGAACAAACTTTCGTACCTGCAACGCATGAACATTTACAAACAGGAAGTCGAACAAAATAAAATCCGTCTGCTGTGCGGAGCCTGCAACCGAAAGATACGGCTTCACAACGGTGTCAGATTTCAAAAAACAAACACCGCCGGAGTGCCTGCTGAACGCATACCTTTTTGAATTATGAAACTGAAAAATGTTAGATATTATTGGCAATACTGGTCACTGTTCAAGTCTTTCGATTACGCTGATTATCCCGGCGCTGGAGGAACGGACAGGATTTTCACCATCAATCCAAAATTCCTGTGGGATAAAATTCGACGGCACCAAAAATTTTAAAGCTTTCCGGCATGTCGCCGGAGAAATAACCAAAAACGATGAAAACCACAATACGAAGCGTAAAACACACGTTCACAGTCGAAGAAGTCGCGGTCCTGAACACGGACTTTCGGCAAGCCTTCGCAAACCTCAAAGCCGTCGAAGCTGAATTCGACAAGGTGAAGGCGTCCTACAAGGCCAAGACGACCGAAGCCGAATCCGTGATGGAAACCCTCAACGCGACCCTTCAGGCAGGATTTGAACACCGCGACGAGAAGTGCGTTGTCGTGCTGAACGCAAAGGCTTCCAAGAAGCTTTTCTTCCTGGAATCGGTTGCCGCGAAACTCAATGAGGCTTCGCCTGATCCGCTGGACTGGCCGGAAGAAAAAGCGGCCATCGTCGAGGCAATGACCACCGAGGACTTCCAAAAGGAGCTTGTCGAGGCCGAAAGCAAGTTCGACCTGTTCAAAGAAATCGTCATTTTTCCGGCTGCTGGAAACGACAGCGGTGTGCTTGCGGTCGGGCGTTTGAACGGAAAATGGTATTCCGCGCTCCGTGTGACTATCGGACAGCGCAAAATCGAGGAACGTCTTGACAGCGAACAAACGTGCTCGAAGAAGCGCAGTGTTCAAATCGAGCGCAGCCTTGGCCGGTTTCTGATTTGGGTTGAAGAACAGCTTGGCCGTGAAGCTGCAAAGGGTTTCAAAAACCACGTCGAGCTTGTCAAAACCGAGCAGGCTGACCGCGAAGAATAATCACGATCTCTGCAACTGACGTTTGTGCGTCATCTCCCGGTGCTCTTTGATTAAACCATCAAGGGCATCGGGTTTTCTTTTCTGCTCTATCTCCTGGCCGAGCCTGATAATTCTGAAACCGAGCCTTCGGGCGCCTTCTAGAATTATCACCGCCCAATCCGCGAAGTCCGGGCTTTTTCTTGTCCTGGATTTCATCAGCAATTTCGATTCAACTTCAATCCTGTCGCCCGAAACACGGTCCCACTCACGCATACACATTTCATCCATCGCCTCCCTTGGAAGCCCCCTGATTTGGTCGGATTCAATCGCCAGCCGGAAGCTCCAATACAGTTCGGTCACAAACTTTGAATATGCCTCGTCGCATCTTTTGAGTCGGGTCTGCCCTGTTTCCCTATCCACTATGTAGGTGTCTGCCGTCACCGGACGTTTGGTTGCCGCGCCGCCAAATTCAACCGGGTTGCAGGCGGATGACCAAATTCTTGCAAGCGATGTTCCAAGTGAACCCCTGCCCGTGCTGTCGTGAAAATAATTTGCCGCCACAACCAAGTTTGATTCGCAGTATTTTTTTTGATGGATTGAGATTGAATCCTCTGCGGCCATCGGCTCGGAAGTTGAGGCGACAACCGGGACTATGTGGGGCTGATAAAATTGCAGCCTGACGACGCCATCCTGGCATTTTCCGAATTCAGCATGACCACCCACGCACCTGTCGCCACCATAGCTGGCATCGAGGGCGGCGACGGGGATTCTTGGGTCCCCAGACCAGATGCAGGAATCAAGCGCGTGAAATTGTTGGCATAGGTCTTTTGTTATCACACGCCTTGCAAGCTGTGAAATTTTCATCACCCCGATGCACTGGCTGTAATACTCGTAACTATCCTTGGCGAAAGCGGACAGGGTTTCTTTTATTTTTTTACGGCTGACAAGATATGGGAATCGCTCGCCGTCCTCGTCTGGGAAATCAAAGTTCGGAGAATCCAACCCGACAAGGTTTATACACCTTCCGTTGTAAAATTTCGTGTCCCAAACGGAGGTCTTGGTCGGCTCCATATGTCCAGACCAGCCATCAACCGGCTCGCTGGCCACGCCCAACGGATCAAGAATATCGCTGGGATTCCCCAAAACAATTCCCTGAAAATCAACATTGTTATTCAGGTTTGCAAATGCGGACAAAAAGGTTGGCGACATCGCCGTGCAGTCGTCTGCTATGAGCCGGACGTGTTTTTGTTTGCGGCCAATCCATTTCCCAAGGCCGATGTTTTTATTTCCCTGGACTGTGGGTATGCACATCACGCCCTTTCTCAAGTCTCGGGATGTTGATTGCTCCTCATACTCATCCCGCTCAAGCCTGTCTGTCGTGATGCAATGCTTTGAATCCAAAAGATAGCCCGGAAGCCACTGATATTTTTCTTTCGCCTTTTCGTGCAGCATTTTTATTTCACCCCAGACGCGGCCTTCAAGGCTGCTCAAATCTGTGGAAGAAATTAAAACCAAAGTGTCATCCGGCGAAGCGTAGTATTCCAAAAGATATTGCCAACCGGACACGCAGGTTTTTCCGGTCGAACCGGCCCCCATTATGACGGTGACCTTTGCTCCGTCCCGGCGTATCTCGTTGTTGCATATTTCAACCCAGCGGTGCCAGTCCAGAAAGGGCCACACCATCGAAGCCGCGCTTTTGTATATTTCCGACCTTTTGACGCCTGACCGCTTAAGCTCGGAATCACTCTGCCTCATCATCCAAAAATCAATCTCAAGAGGGTCGGTATTTTCTGCCCACTGTTTTCCGTATTTTTCAAATTTCATTTGATGTGCTTCCAGCTTTTGAATTTTTTAATTTTGTTCAGCGCGGCAACGCTGACCCTATATTTTAACGCAAGCGATTTTGTAACTAACAGCCCATTGGAAAACTTTTTCCTCAAATCAATCACCTGTGATTCTGAAAACGAACAACAATAGTGAGCCGTTCCACATGCAGTTATCATCCGCCCCTTGTTCTTGGCATCCCGCATATTTTCGTGATGCGTTCCTAAAAATAAGTGCCTTGTATTCAGGCAATCCGGCTGATCGCATTTGTGGCAGGCTTCAAATCCGTCAGGAATCTCACCATTCAAAACCAGCCAAGACAATCTGTGCGTTCTTCGGTTCCGGCCAAGAAATCTTAAAACACCATACCCGCACCCATCTTTGCAGCCGACCCAAATCCGACAGGCGGTTTTAAATCCCCTGTCCTCATCCCTGCTTCTAATCAAAAGTGCGGACTTTAGTTCTGGGATTGTTTTTGGTGGCATTAGCTTTCGATAATCACCATCGCCGCACAACACCCGTCTTGCCCACGCCTTCATTGGTCTAGCCATAAAATCATAATACATTACCGTGTGGTTTATTCAAGTGATTAAATCCATTAAAAATTTCAGACTTGTATAAATACGGATTCCATGCGAAAAGTGAAACGTAATGAACACGACCGGAAATCCCTGCCCTTGCCCCCCCAACGAGGTTGTACAAGTACCCGGCGTACAAGGCCAGCCAGGAACACCCGGAGCAGCAGGGACAAACGGTGTCAATGCCTACACGGTGACGACGGCGAATCTCACCATTCCGGCCACAAATTCAACGACGACGATAGCGGTGGCGAATGTTTCATGGATGGCGGTGGGTCAATTTCTTTTCATCAGCGATGGGACCAATCTCGCTCATTTTCAGGTCACTGCGATACAGGTATCCCCTCCGGTGGTCACCATCAAGGCGCTCGGAAACAACGGCGATTCGGCGGCAACGACGGTCATCAACTCGGGCGCCAGCGTTTCCCCGGGTGGCGTACAGGGATCAAACGGATTCACCGTGCTGGGAACCAACAGTGCGGCTACCGGAGGTTCTCAAGCGGTTTCAGCCACTCCCGCTCAAGCATTGGCCGCGACGCTTACGCTCGCCGGTTCCGCTGGCAAGACGTACATGCTTTTTGCGCGTGTCCGTCTGGACATGGTGGGCGCAACCTTCGCGGCGCAACGGAATGTCACGCTGACCCTGCGCCGGACGAACAACACGGCGGCGAACAATGGCAGCACATCCATTGGCACCCCGATTGTCACGACCGTCACCTATGGCATGGGCGAGATAACCATCATGGCGCCGTACACAACCGCCGGTGTATCGGACACGCTTCAGCCTTTTATTTCAATCGACGTGGTTCCTTCAGCCGGACAGTTGAACGTCGTCGAAGCATCCATCACCGCCATCGAGCTAACCTGATGTGGCCACCGAATTCAAAGCCCGCGAATTGATAGATTTTCTGTCCGAGGCATCGGGCGGAATGAACAGCGGCGTCGCCCCGTTGCTGGTGTCAAAAAATCAAGTCGCCTTCGGTCAGAATATTTCCCTGCGCGGCGGATTTTTAAACACCCGTCCACCGTATCAAAAAAAGACGCTGAATTTTGGTGGTGACCTGGCGCTTCAAAATGCCGTGCTGACCGGAAAATTTCAGGGCGGCGGATACTACCGTCCTGATTTCGGAACCGAATCGCTCATTGCCCAAATCCAGGGCCGACTTTTCAAATTCACAGAATCGGGGGCTTCGTGGCAGGTTTCTGAAATCAGCATCCCCGGCGACCTGAATGACCCGACCGTTTCACAGGTATGGATGTGGCAGTCCGAAAAATGGCTGATAATCCAGGACGGCAGCGGGGCGCTCCCGATATTCTTCGACGGAACTATTTCCCGTCGAAGCTATGGCCCGAGCATCCTGCTGGGGACGGCGGCATCTTACAGTCCAGCCGCGCCGCCGGCCATCGGCTCGGTCGAGACAGTAACGTTGGTGGCGCCTTACACCGGCCCGTACAATGTGCCGGTTATTTTCAACGGTGAATTTTACCAACCGATACAAAATCCAGCGGGCTACCAGGTGATACTGACGAATCTGAATGATACGCCAGGAAACACAGTGGCCCAGGGGAGCGCGGTCGTCATTGAATCAAAAACCGTGGCTGTCACAACCGAGGGGTTTTCAGGTTCGCTATCGGCGACAAGTGTTTTCAAAGTGACATCGGTGGCCGGTTTGCAATCTGGGACAAATGAATTTTTCCCTCCGTACGCGCCCGACAATGGAATCACGGGTGTTTTCATTTCTGGATTAAAAGTGAATGGAAATGATGAATCCGGAATACAATGGTTAATCAACAGGGGCATCACCCAAAACCCACCCACGTTCAGCATCCAATTTTCAAACTCGGGAGGGCAGACTGTAAGCTGGCAGGCAGGCGCAATCATTTCAGTTCCATCAACCAACCCCAACGTCATCGTCGGACTAACCGCAGCCAGCTTTGTCGTACCCGCTTTGAATGGCAGCGTATCCATCAATCTCGACCGGCTTTACACAGGTTCGGACAATCAGATTGTCTCCATCAACGGGGCTCAGTATTTATTGTCAGCCGTAAGCCATCCTGGCGATCCATTTAAGCTCGCGCTCATCAACCTGACCGACAATGCAACGGCTAACTATGCTTCGTCGCTAACCATTAAATCCGTCCCCGAGATTCCAGCCGGACGCCAGGGCGCATACGGAATGGGCTGCAACTGCTGTGCGCTGACCGATGGTATCAGCTATATCATTGGCGATGTGGTCGGCTCTGGCGCCGGCACGCAGGCGAATAATTACCGCGACGCCGTGTTAAAGGTGACGCAAAACGATTTTCTGTTTGGCGGCGGCTCCTTCCACATTCCGGGCACGGGAGATTCAATTTCGGCAGTGATATTCCCGCCGAACCTGGACACCTCACTTGGTCAGGGGCCATTGCAAATCGGAACCGGATTTTCGTTTTTTACCAACGTGGTTCCAGGCACGGACCCGGCGAACTGGCCGACACTGACGACACCGATCCAGACGGAAAGCCTGAAAGATAACGGGGCCCTCGGACAAAATTCCACCATTTCAGTAAACAGCGACACTTTTTTCAGGTCCAGCATCGGGGTTGGCTCATTGGTTCTGGCGCGTCGCGCGTTTCAGGGTTGGGGGAACAAGCCTATCAGCAATGAAATCGGAAATATCCTTGATTTGGACGACCAGACGCTTTTGCAGTATGGAAGCTCGATTTCTTTCGGGAATCGTTTTCAGACGACCACAAATCCGATTTCTTCTCCAAATGGCATCGTGCATCGCGGGCAGGTTTCATTGAATTTCGACCTCATCAGCACATTGCGCCAGCAGCTACCGCCGGCCTGGGAGGGATTGAACACCGGGTTGAACATTTTGCAGGCAATTTCAGGCCGCGTGAACGGAAGCTTGAGGGCTTTCGCGTTCAGTTACAATTTTCTGACCAGTGCGCTCGAGCTTTATGAGTTTTTGCCGGAAAGCACGGACTCTTTTGCCGACAACGACAGCAATCCGATTGTTTGGGCTTTTGAAACCCCGGTGGTTTTCAATTCAGACATAAAATCTCTCAACGAACTGATCCAGTTGCGCGACGGCGAAGTTTATTTGAGCGACATACAAGGAAACGTACACGTTGACGTTTACTACCGCCCTGATTTTTACCCATGTTGGACAAAATGGAACGGATTTGACGTTTGCGAGTCGAGCGATGCAGCCAATTCAAAGCCCGGATACCGGATGCGTATCGGGCTCGGACAGCCGAGCGTGGATGATTGCGAAATATCCAACAACCGACCGCTCCGGCTTGGTTACTTTTTCCAGTTGCGCGTCGTCATCACCGGCTCCTGCACCTGGAAGGGGATTCGAGTCAAAGCCGTGACCATTCCACAGCCCGAATTTGCGCCGATTATTTGTGACACCGAAAGCTGCCAGTTGATTGGCTGTGATTTGCCCGATCCCTACGCGCTCTATTCGCTTCAAGGAATTCCGCCGCAAGTAAACCCAACCCCGCAGCCGCCAGTGCAACAGTTTGTAAACAACGTCGTTTATATCACAAATTATTGCGCCAGCGGCCTGCCCTATTTTTTTGGAACCAATCTTCCGCCGTGGATAACGGTTGATTCTGCCAACAACCGGCTCATCGGCGCCGCAGGTAATTTCCGTGGGGGCACGCAGGCTGATGCCGACGCGGCGGCGATAGCAGGACTGACCGCAATCGCCCCATCGCTCAACATCCAATGCGGGTTTTACAACACACAGCAAGTCGTCACCTGTTCTGATTCGAGCACCCAAACGGTTCCGGCGGGCGTGTTTTTCTCGACCGTTTCCCAGGCTGATGCAAACAACCAGGCCATCGCGCTTGCAAACGTGCAATGCGCGAATCCAAGCTGCAATCCGTCCACGGGTGGAAAATTCAAAATATTTGGATATTTTGACGGATATATCACGGCAGATGGCGATGTCGGTCAGGCAGGAGATGTCACATGGGATGGCAGCTTTACCTACACTGGGGGTTGCAATTGGGCCGGTGGCGGATCTTTTTCTTCCGGCCACATCCTCATCAACGGCAAGCGTGTTTGCGCCCGCATCTTTTTCAGCGGGTCGAACACATGGGTCGTTGAAATCTATCAAAATTTTGGAAATACCTGTAATGCCCTGTGGTGGGGTGGCACAAAATTGAAAGGCAGTTCACCGGCGGGCGTTTACCCGCTGACCGGAGGAATCGACGGAGCACCGACGAGCATCACCATAGTTCCGGCGTGAAAACGATTGCGAAAAACCTGATTTAGAGCGATAAAGAGATTGTCGTCATGTATAAAGTCACCTTGCAAAATGCGATGAACGCGCCAGAGTTGAAGGCTGTCGCTGGGTCTTGTGCTTCTTCCCCGCAGTTCATCAGCCTGGTGAATCAGGCGCAGCGCCGGCTGCTCAAGCGCGGTGACTGGTTCGACACAGAATTTACGCTACGCCTCTGTGTTTCGGGTTGCACAATCGCGTGGCCTTCATTTGTCGGCGCCATCCGTGCTTTGAAATTCGCCGGATGCTTCAACCAGTCGGCCAGCATTTTCAACCAATGGTATTCGTTCATAAACCCGATGTCGGGATATTGGGGTAACCTCGGATTTGGCGGAAGCTATCCCGGAAATCACGGGGGAGAATACGCCGTGATTCAAGATGCCGGCATGGCCCCGACTTTCAATGACGTCACCGGCACGACCGGCAAGCTGATTCGCTATTATGTGGTCAATTTTGAGGACATCGGCAAGACCATCACCATAAACGGGACTCAGTATGGTGGTCAGCCATTGCAGGAGTTGGATGCGAGCAACAATCACCTGAACGGAATCACGCTCACCGCCGCGGCTCCTTACGCCTCGACTTCGGCCCTGGTGACTCGCATAGACAGCATCACCCGGCAGGCAACCACGGGGCTGGCATACCTGTATGAATATGATCCGGCGACGAACACGCTGCGCGACCTGGCTGTTTTTCAGCCGAACGAAACAAATCCCCGCTTTCGTCGCTCAAGAATTTTAAACAAGCCGAGAAACACGAATCAGCCGGACGCAAACGGCATTTGCTGGACGAATGTTGACGCGCTGGTGAAGGTGGAATACGTCCCGGTTGTAAATCTTCGTGATTACCTGATGATTGACGATTTCGACGCCCTGAAATTCATGTTTCAGGCGATCAACGCCGAGGAGGCTCGGGATTATCAATCGTCCGAAACCAACATCATGCAGGCCGTCCGTGAACTTAATTTCGGATTGCGTAACAAAAACCTGGACGGTCAGACACCTGTTTTTGTGGATGCTGTGATGGGATGCGGAATCAAAAACCCTTACTGATATGGACCCACTAGCAACAGGAATAGCAAAACCTTACACCTCGACAATGGGTGTAGGAGCGCCACCCGCCGCAATCATGGCGACGAAAGGTGAGGGCGCCTCTGGCGCTCCACAAAATCCCGCACTGAGCGGCCAACAGTTTCTAGAATCAGTTTTGCCAGGCATAGGAAATCTCACAACAAGCGCGACCGGCGTGATTCAAAGTCTTTTGAACGGACTTCCATCCACTTCCGCCACCAGGACCAACAACGCTTATTTCGGCGTCGGCGCCGGACAGCCGGACACAGGTGGCGTTGGAACTTTTACAGCGAACCGGGGCGCCGACCTGTACGGACAGCAGGCGCAGGCAAACCGCCAGTCTGGCCTGGCGAATCTTTTCCAGGCTATTGGCTCCTATTCGTCACCGATCCTAGCCAATCAAGGCCAACAGCTTCAAAACTCGCAGTTCGGCGCCAATCTTGCCCAACAGGGCAATGAATTCACACAGAGCCAGCAGCAGCAGGACAAGCAGTTCCAGCAGAATTATCAACTTCAGCAGTTCCTTGCCATGTTGCAGGGAATCGGACTAGGTAATAACATCGTTGGCAATTTGCCTGGAAACATTAACCTCAATTAACGCATATGGACTTTTCAAACATGCTCGGATATTTGGCGCAACTGCTGACCGGAAAGCAGTCGCTTGCCGGCGACGAGTTCAACAAAAATCTCGGGCTCCAGCAGCAGCTTGTGAACCAGCGCGGAACGCAGTTCGACGCCAGCCTTGCCGCTCAACAGAAGGCACAGGAGGAAGCGAACGCGCTCGCCCAGGCCCAGCTTGGTCAACAAGGAACTGAATTCAATTCAAACATCTCTCTGCAAAAGCAGATTCAGGATCAGGCGAACGCGCTCGCCCAGCAGGCCCAGCAGTTCAACGAGCGGTATCAGACTCAAAACACTGTCACGCCGGGAAGTGCTCTATGGTTCCAGATGCAAAATTATTTGAAACCGTTGCCAGGCGCCACCGGCAGTTCTGGATACAGCGGAATCCCCAACGCTCCATTTAAAGCCCCCTCGACCGTGACATTCACGCCAACAAAGCCAGGATGGATTTAAAATGGACGAATCCGCACAATACCAAGCTGAATGGGACCAGGCGCAACAGCGTTATCAGGCCGGAGTCAACGCCGGATATTCTGATGCCGATGCTGAACAGATGTATATCGCGCCCGTGCGCGAGAAGTGGAACGTCCTTAAATCCGTCCCTGACTCGATGAAGCAAATCGCTTCGCGTCAGCTTGACGATGCCCACATCTCTTTCTTGCAAGGCATCCAGGCGGGATACAAGCCGGAGGATTCAGCCAAGCTATACCTGATACCAAAACTTGAAAAATGGCAGGGCGCGTCCGCTTTCGCCAAGGAAAACGACCCGCTGGTTGCCGACAAAATAGGCGCCTTGGGCGAGGTTCAGGACGGCGCCAATCCGCAGTCCGTCATCCAGAGTCATCCCGCCAAAATCTTCGCCGACCCGAAGTTTGAGGCGCGTTTTGAAACCGCCGCCCATGAAGCCGAAAGAGAACGGCTCAAGGCGGCAAAAAAAATAAACGACGACCAAACCGCAGCCGAAACCCAGCCGACACCAGAAGAACTGACCAAGCAGCTTTTCTCACTCGCAGCGGGCAAGAAGCGGTTTGACCAAGATGCTCCGATCCAGCAGTATTTTGGTCAGCGCATGGGCGAGATCGAGCAGCAGCTTACGAACGCTCCGTCTGAAACGGCGCCCAGGGTTGAAAGAGTGCCGCCGCTCGGGCAGAGTGGTCGTTATGTCCCGCAGCCGCCGCCGGAGTTGACCGATGCCGACTTGGTGCAACAGCAGCATCCGAACTGGACACCAGACCAAGTGCGCCTTGGTGTTCAGGGAAAACTGAAGGGCGCCATCACGATGCCCGAAGTCGGCGAGGTCAGAAAAGGTTACCGTTTCAAGGGCGGCAATCCCGCCCAAAAGACCAGTTGGGAATCCGTTGAACAATGAGCGAACCTTGGGAAGATTTTCAGCAAGGCGCGGCGACGGCTGACGCGCCATCGCCGGAGGCGGCGCCGTGGGAAGATTTTCAGAATGCCGCATTGAGCGCCCCCGTCAGCCTCAAAAAAGACCCCAATCTGGAATCAACGACAGCCGGTGGCACAAAGGGCGGAGGATTAAATCTCACGCCATTCACGAAGGCCGACCTTCCCGACAAAAACGATGTCATGGAGGTGTATCAGGATGTTTCGCGTCCCGCCGTGGCATTGCCTAAATTCACCATCGACCCAAAAGACAGCAAAGTTGATGCAGTCGCAAAATCTGCCGCCAATTTAATCATTTCGGTGCCTGAATTTATAGAATCGCCGCTGGGTATTGCTTCCGCCGGTACGGCCAGCGTCATACCAAAAGTCGTGGCAGCCTTGTTCCTTGGCGACACGGCAAAGAATGTGGTCAACCAGTCGAAGGAGGCGGGCAAGGATTGGGATCAAATGACCGATGCCGAAAAGGCGTCCACGGTCACCGAACTGGCCGGCCAAACGGTCATGGCGGCGGCGATGGCCCATGTCGCCGGGGGAAAGGTGGCGGATGCCGTCGATACACGGTTTAATCCGGCGGCGATGCTGGCCCGAGAATTAAACCGTACCGAGCCCACGAAGGCGGCGGCATCCGCTGGTGGTCAGCCTGCTCCGGTCGTCGAAACGGTGAATAAAAATCCGTGGGACGATTTCAAGGAACCTGGAACGAAAGCGGACGAAGGTGAAACGAAGCCTGCCGCTTCTGAAACAGCCGCACCTCCCGCCGAGACGATTGTACAGCCGGATGCCGCCGTGGTGCCGACCACTTTTGCGCCGGAAAAAAATCCGGCTGTCGCGTCTTTGGGGGATGGAATCGACTTCGCCAAAATCCAGAAGCCGCACCTGGTCGGTGTCGAGGCCGGATTGAAACTATCCCCGGAGGACGTTCCGGCGATCCAGGCATTACAAAAGCAATCCGTTGGCGAAATGACTGCCGCCGCCCAAAAAGGCGATAACGAGGCATTTCAGGCGCTCATGGGAAAGAATTCGTTTCTCGGTGGCGTCATCGAAGGCGCCCAGCGCAAGGGTCCTAATTTCGACGCCTATCAGGCCCAAAAATCTTCACCGCCGCCGGAGCAACCAAAAATTGAGGCGCCCGCCACTCCGCCAGCCGAGCCGGAGGCGCAACCTGCCGTTCCGGCGGCGGCTGAAGAAAACATCCAATCCCAGGAATCGCGTCCGGTTCCCACCGTCAAAGAGGCGAAGGCGGCATACGAAAATCTTTCCATGTCAGCCGTGGGCGCCATCCACGAATGGGAGACAAACCAAAAAATCATCGAAACCGGCATCGGCCCCGATGGCGCCAAGGTTCCAAAGAAACACATCGCCGAGCTCGTCGCGCGTCAGCCGCAGGTTGTCGAAAATTTCAAACAAGCCGTTGCCGAATCGAACCCGTCACCGGCTGAAGCACCGTCCGGCGCAAAGATTTTACAGGCGAAGGTCGTTTCCAAAACGAACGCTCAAATTTTTGAGAGCGGTAAATGGCCGAACGGAAAAAAGCTGACCAAGGCCGACCGCGAGCGCCTGACCAAAGAGAACCAGGCTTATTCCGTCGTCTTGTCCGACGAGGCCAAGGCCGCAGTTGAGCGCATCAAGAGCCAGGTGTCGCCACCTGTTGCCGAGATTGGAGAGCCAATCAGGAAAGAGCCCGTAACCAAGTTCAATAATGAGAACTGGACCTTGAACGACATCCAGCGCGGAGCCACACCCGACATCCAGTACAAGATCGCCCAGCACGTCGCCAGCAACAGCCTGATCGCCGAGCCGTTCCGGCGAAAGGCATCCGCCGAGATGGTACGCATCAAATCCGAGCACCCCGAGGTCACTGGAACTATGGGACCGGAATTTGAAGCGCCAGGACCAGCAAAAAAAATAGAAACTCCGGCGCAGGCCACCGCCAAGGTTGCCGGGCATGTCGCTGAAGTAAAGCAGTCCGAAGGCGTCCGACCGGCAAAGGAAATCAAATCCGAACTGGTTTCAAGGCTTGAGAAGGCGATTGGTGAAGCCGCCGATGAGGATGAATACCTGAAACTGGAAACGGTGAAGGTAAACGTGGGAACCCGGGTCAATGCCGCTGCGATGATGGAGGACGTGCCACTGTCAGAAGCCAAAAACAGGCTAAACGCCAGTGGCGTAAGAATCCATCAGAAACAGATCGAGATGGCGCTGGCAAAACACGCTCCAAAAATCGAAATCAACATACCCGGCGACGGCGATTTCACCATTTACAACACAAAGCAGGCATTGACCAGCGTTCTGGAGCGGGCAAAGAAGATAAAAACCACATCCGGCGAGCCGGTCAGCATCAAATACAGCGGAACCTCAAAAGCAGATCGTGATTGGATTCAAAAGCAGGTTGAAAATCAACCCAATCAGCCGGCGCCGCCTGGTTCCGGCGGCAAGATTGTCGGCATGGGCGCAGCCATTCCAGAAGAATTTCAGCGCAGCCAGAATTCGCCAACGGCGACCAAAAATGAAACCATCGAGCGCGAGCGGGCGGCGCGTGGATTGCCGCCGGCCATAGAGCCGGCACGGCGCAGCTTTGGCCAAGTTTGGGACAATGCGATGGCGATGATCGACCGTGACCCTGGGATTCAGGATGCGCTGATTGGCGAGCTTTCAAAGACACCGAGGGCGGTGACGGATGCTGAAAACGCGCTGCTGCTGCATCGCCAGATAGAGCTCCAAAATGAATACGGCAAGCTGACTCAGGAGATGGCCCAGGCTTACGATGATTCAAAGGAATTTCCGAACCGCATGGCCGATGTCGAGGAATTGAAACCCCGTGTCGCCAACGTCACCGACCGTCTTTTTGAACTGTACGAGGTCAACAAGAAGGTGGGAACCGAAACTGGACGCGGATTGAACGCGCGGAAGATGATGGCCTATGAGGATTACACGCTCGCCAGGATGGAACTGGATGCCCGCGCCGCCAACGGCGGAAAGCCGCTGACCGAATCGGAGCACGAAAAGGTGCGCGAACTGTACGAGCGCATCGACAGGCTGAGGAAGGAATTTGATTCCTATTCGGCGCAATCGCAGGATCGAATTTCCCAGCTTGAGGCCGAAAAGGCTCTGAAGGAATTGAAGGCGAAGCCCGAGCCGCCGGTTGAGCCCCACATCCGAATCATCGCGGACAAGATCAAAACCTATTTTGACAGCCGCGCGTCGCAGGCGCAAAAGCGCCTGGCTGGAAAAACATTCTCCTTCGAGGCCGCGCTGCCGGACCTGATCGACCTCGGGGTATCGACCATCCTTTCGGGCGCGGCGGATTTCACAATCTGGTCGTCGCGGATGCTGGAGAAGCTGGACAAAAGCATAGAACCGCACCTCAAAACACTTTGGGACAAATCAAACAAGGCGCTGGACGACCATATCTCAAAATCTGTCGCTCCGCAGAACGAGCCCAAAGTGAAGCGGGCTGCGCGTACGCCAAAGACGGTCCAGGACCGTCAAAAGAATGTCGAGACGAAGCTGAAGCAGCGCATCGAAGAAGGAAAGCTGGATGAAATCAGCGCCTATGTCAGAAAGTTCGCCCGCATACTTATCGAAAGCGGTGTCACCGACCGGGACAGGCTGATTGACACCATCCATGAAAAACTGAAGGAATTCGACCCCTCCATCACCCGGCGGCAGACGATGGATGCCATTTCCGGCTACGGCGACTTCAAACAGCTTTCCAAGGATGAAATCTCGAAGCAGTTGCGCGACTTGAAGGGTCAGATGCAGCAGATCGCCAAGCTGGAGGACATGCAGGCCGGACAGCCGCCGCTGAAAACAGGACTGGAGCGCCGCATACCGTCCAAGGAGGAAAGCCGTCTTATCAAGCTGGTCAACGAGGCAAAGCGTGAGTTCCAGATTCCGATAACCGACACGAACACGCAGTTGAAATCCGCCCTGGACACGCTCAAGACCCGGATGCAGACGCGGATTGATGAATTGCGCCAGAAGATTGCCGACCAGGATTTCCTGCCCCGCCCCCAGCGCGAACCATTGAAGCTCGATCGAGAAGCCCTGCGTATCAAGGCCGAATACGAGCGGGCGAAGCTGGAATTTGAACGGGCGTTGCAGGAATATCGCCTGAAGAACCGGAACACGCTCGAAAAAGTGTCCGACACGCTGGTAAAATGGCGTCGCGGATTCCTGCTTTCATCGCCCATCACGCTGGCGAAGCTGACCAGCGCGGCCATCCAGCGTTTGACCATCACGCCGGCAGAAGAAGCCATCGGCGGAGCCATCAGTGCGGTCGTCCCGCAAGTGGCTGGGAAAGCGCAGCGCGAGGGGGGATTCAATTCTGCCGCCGAAGCCAAGGCCATCACCGAGGCATTCACGACCGGCATGAAAGACGCGGCGGATACGCTCCGAACCGGCACAAGCCCGCTGGATGTTCTTTACGGCCAGGGACGCGAGGGATATGTGCGCGAAAGCATGAGCCTCCCGCGCTCGGTCATCGACTTCTTCGGTAACATACACGCCGCTTTAAAAGCCCCCGTGAAACGGGCGGAATTCGCCCGCGCCTTCGAGAAACGGGTTGCCGCCGCGATCCATGATGGAGTTGACGTCTCGGACCCGATGGTTCAGACCCGGATTGCCGTGGATTCGTACAAGGATGCGAACCGTTCGATTTTCCTGCAAGACAACCGACTGGTGACGGCATACAAGATGTTCCTGGCCGGACTCGAGCAGAAAAACAAGGAAACAGGAAAGCCCACCGTGAGCGGCAAGTTGGGCGCTACCGCTGGCCGGCTGGCGCTTCCCATCGTGCGCGTTCCGACCAACATCGTTGCCGAAACATTCACCTACGCCTTTGGATCAATGACAGGCTCGGTGCGGCTCGCCAATGCGTTTGCGAAGGGGTTTGAGAACCTGAAGCCGAACGAGGCGGATTTGATAATGCGCGAGCTCAAGAAGGGTAGTCTTGGCGCCGTCGCAATGCTTTTGGGATATTTCAACGCGAACAATTTCGGCGGCTATTATCAGCCAGGCCAGAAGCGCGACAAAAACGACGTGAAGTTTGGGAACGTGAAGCTGTTCGGCCATGAGATACCCTCCTTTCTCGTCCACAACCCGCTTTTGGAAGTGTTCCAGCTTGGCGCCACTATCCGGCGCGTCGAGGACTCAAAAATCAAGGGCGAAACGCAGGGGCTACCGAGCGGAATCATGGCCGGCGCCCTGGGATTGACCGACGAAGTTCCGTTCGTGCGCGAGATGTTCGGGGAGATACCGAAGATGTTCAATCCGCGCGAGCAGGGCTCATTTTTGGGTGAACTGGCCAAATCGGTTTTCGTTCCGCAGTTGATTCAATGGCTTGCAAACCAGACGGACAAAGACCAGAGTGGGAACACCAATCCGCGTTCACCACAGACGGCTTGGCAGCATATTGAAACCGGAATCCCAGGACTTCGCAAAAATGTGCCCGAGAAGAAATCAACACAATTACCGCAATGAGCATGACTATCAGAACGAATATCGGAATGCCACCTGGAGGGGTGATATATGAAGATCCTCGCACCCAGTCGGCCAAGTGGGTTGACGACCATACCTTTCTTGACGACCGAACGGCGGAGGTCATCCGCTTCCGTTCGGCAAACCCGAACATCTATCCCGAGCCAGAATGGACGCAAGCGGCTTTCGTGCGTCAGCAGATCATTGATTTCAACTGCCTGCGCTGGGGAAACAACCCGGCTTATTGCCTTGAAGAAAAATCTCTGAAATCCGCCCCGGTTGTGGTCCAGGCGCCCCGCATTTGCCCTGATTGCAATGTTGAAATAGTCCCGAAGTATTGCCCGACCTGTTCAGGCAAACGACTCATCGCCTACGAATGTCCATCATGCAAAAAAGAATTCCCCAAATGAACCACCTCACCGAACGAGTCGCGCAATTCGCTGAAGGCGCCAGAATCCTGACGGACTGGCTCGGAAGCGGCGCAATCACGGTGGACCCCGCAACAGCGCAACGGCGCGCGGACATCTGCTTGAAATGCCCGATGAACGCGAACGAATCATTTACCGCCGAGGCCATCGCCGCCGCCGTCCGCAAGCAGGTTGAGATTAAAAATCACCTCCAGTTGCGCGTGGGCGGCGAAAAGAATTTGAAAATCTGTTCAGGGTGCGGATGCGTTTTGAGATTGAAAGTTTGGCTCCCAACTGAGAGGCTTGGGCTAGACGATGAAGAACTGAAAAAGTTCCCTGATTTTTGCTGGATGCAATCGGAATTCAAAAATCTTAAAAAATGACCGTCAAACTTCCACCAAATGCGCGGCGGTCATCCAACCGCAAGATTCGCGCATTGTACTGGCGGGAATACCGGCGCAATCATTCAGAAGCCACGCGATCCGCATCTCGCCGTTCTTATCGCTTACATTTAGCTAAAAGGAAGTCGGAAAAGCGGGAGTATTATAGTAAAAACAGGGTTAAAATTCTTAAAAAGGGCGCCGCTTATCGCCGCAAAAATCTTCTCAAGATTAAACTCAGGCAAAAGGCTTACCATGCGTCACGCTACCGGACGGACCCCGCATATAGGTCGAAGCTGATTACCCAATCAAAACGCTGGGGACTGGCTCATCCCCAAAAACGACGCGATGCTGTCAGGAAATACGCCCTCAAAAATCCGCATGTGTTTTTGGCAAAACACCATGCGTACAGGGCTTCAAAAAAGAAGGCGACAGTTGATCCTGCTGGGATTTCTGAATATGTGAAAACAGTCAGAAACGCGCCCGTTATTCATTGTTTTTATTGTGTCTGGCCTGTTCCAAAGAGAAAGCGCCACATTGACCATAAAATTCCATTGAGTCGCGGTGGCGAACATACCCTTGAAAATCTGTGCTGCGCCTGTGAGCATTGTAATTGCGTCAAAGGCGATAAAACTGTACTTGAATACCGGATGCTGGCTCCGAACTGAATCAAAACCATGAATACTCGAATCCTCGTAGTTCTTCCCTTCAGCGCAAACGACGGCGTATTGGCCGAACACCTTTGCGATTTCATCTATCTCGTCAATAAACGCCAGCCGGAGGGGTATTGCCTCCTTGTGTGTGCTGGCGACGTCCATGACGAAATGCGGGCAAAAGTCGAAGTTGCCGCCAAGGTTGCATTTGCCGGCGTCGAGCTCATCAACTGCCCGAAAATTGTTGACCCGAATAAAAACGTGCATGTGAACAGGATGTTCAAAATGGCGGCGGATCATGTCATTTCAACGTATCGGACACCCTGGCTATGGCTGGAGCCTGATTGCGTACCCATGAAGCACGGTTGGCTTGAAGCTGTGGCCGATTCACACTACGAGCAGCCCAGGCGCTATTCTGGTCCGTGGAAGAAGGTGATGACGGACGGAACCATATTCTTGAACCGGATTGCGGTCTATCCGCCGGATGCCTTGCGCGAACTGGCAGCACCGCTCGCCGCGCAAACGCCGTTCAACATCGTCGCCGGCCCCGTCGTCGCGCCGAAGTCCACCAAGACAAATGTGATACAGGAGATTGCAATTACCGACGAAAGCGCGAAGGTGTTGCCAACGACGTTCATCGCCCATTCCGACAAGCAGGGCATCCTGACCACGGCCTTGCGCGACAAATTCGAGACGGCGGCGAACAAGAAAAAGTGATTTATGGCCGATAAAGCAAATAAAAAGAGCGCGATCAAGGTCGAGTTTAGCACACCGGCCAAGGTCATCAACGTGGTCAAGCGTATGCAGGACATCGAGCGTCTGCGCGCGGAGGACCGGGCTTTGATAGACGCCCTTTTCAACGGCCAGCGCCCCTACTCAGATTCCGAGGTAAAAAAGTTCAACATCCAGGTCAATGTGAATTGGGGTTTGGGCAAGCGCATCATGCGCGAGGCCAACACGCAGTTGAACAATGCCTTGATTCATCCCGGAAACCTTTTCACCTGTTCGCTCCAGGAGGGTCCGGTTGAAAAGCGCCAGGAGTGGAGTCAGATTTTCACAAAGAACCTGCACAAGCCGTTGCAGGAGGGGACGAGCGGCAAGCGCAATTTCTTTCTCATCAAAAATCGAAATGCGTCCGTGTGTATGCACGGCACGGGTATTCTGATGTGGTCCTCACCCCACACCGCCCTTCCGCGTTTTGTAAGCCTAGAAGATTTGTTGATACCGACCGAGACGCTGGTTGATTTCTCGAACATGCGTTATTTCGCGGCGAACTTGAATCTTTCCATCGGCGAACTGATCGAGCTGGTCACCAAAGATGATGTGCTTGGCGGCTGGAACAAGCAGATGATAGGTGAAGTCCTGGATTCGCAGCAGGGCATCTACAATGAATCGACTCCATCAACGTGGCGCGACCAGCCGGAGGCGATGGAGCAGGTATTTTTTCAGAATCGCGGCTATTACTATTCGGACGCGACGCCGAAGGTCCGTTGCGTGGCGTTTTTCTATCAGGAGATGGATGATCCAAAGCGGTGGTATCGCGTCATCTATCTGAAGGAGAATCCGGGCGACAAGGTGAAGGACATCGACAAGAAGTTTCTTTTTGACGGGACAACCAAGCCGTTTGCCGACGACATCGGGCATATTTTGAACGTCCAGTACGGTGACGGAAACCTGGTTCCGCCGATGAAGTATCATAACGTGCGCGGCATGGGGGTTGACCTTTACGCCCCGGTCGAGACGGACAACCGGCTCCGGTGTGAATTTGTGCAATCGGTGTTCGAGCACATGAAGATGTATTTTCGCATCAAAGACCCAGCCGACCGGGACCGGCTGAAGGCTCAGATTTTGCAGCAGTACGGTTTCATCCAGGACGGCCTTTCCATCGTTCCCAGGACCGAACGGCATGAGATTGACGCCAACCTTGTCGAAAATGCAATGGAGCAGATGGGTGAGATTATGCAGGGAAGCGCCTCGTCGTATATCCCCGGCGAAACTGGAAGCGAACGGACGATGACGGCCAAGGAGGCGACCATTCGCGCAAACCAGGCATCCGTGCTGGTTTCATCGATGCTCGCCACCATGTACTTGCAGGAGGGTTTCTATTACGAGGAATTGAAACGCCGGTTCTGCATGGCTGATTCCGTTGACCAGCTTGTAAAGCAGTTCCGCGAGAACTGCATCAAGGAGGGGATACCGGAAGAATTATTGATTGCCTCGAAGTGGAAAATCACAGTCGAGCGCGTGTTGGGCGGCGGCGACACAACCAAGGCGCAACAACAATCAAACTGGCTTTTGGGTATCAGAACGGCACTTGGGCCGGCCCAGCAGCAGATTGCATTGCGGGAATCGGTTTCGGCGATGCTGGAGGACCCAGCCAAGGCGCTGATGTATGTGCCGGCGACGCCGCCGCAATCTTCGCCAGGCTCGGAAATGGCCGAAGCCCTGTTCGGAACGATGATGCAGGGCGTTGCGGTCACCCCGCGCCAGGGCATCGACATCCAGGGCTATGTCGCGCAGCTTTTGAAGATGATGGCCGAAGTTATTCAGCGCATCACGCAAACTGACAACATGGGAACGATGGAGGAAGTCATTGGGCTTGGAATCGTCGCTCAAAACGTCGAGCAGAACATCCAGATTCTTGCCGCCGACAAGCAGCAAAAGCAAAACGTCAAGGAGTTCGGAGATGCGTTGGGCAAGATGACAAATCTTATCAAGGCTTTCGGCCAGCGGATACAGCAGGCGGGAGCATCAAACCAGCATCCCAAAGTGCTTGAGTCCATCTCCTACAAGGATGTGCCGGATGACGTGAAACGGCAGATGGAGGCAGCGGTTGGGTTGAAGCCTTCACAGATGCCCGTGCCTGATCCGAAGATGCTCAAGGCGCAGCAGCAGTTGCAAATCACGGACGCCAAGTTTCAGCAGAAATCAAGGCACACCGAAATCGCGTTCCAGATGGAGCAGATTCGGAAGAACACCGAGGCGGCTGGAAACCTGTCGAGGACCGAGGAAGAACACCGGCAGATGCTCGCGCATACGGCGGTGGAAAAGCTCATGCAACTTTTGAGCCAGCCGGAAGGCGGGGAAAGCGGAAACCCCCAAAACGGGGCGGTTACGATGGATGTGAACAATCCCGCGCATGTGGTCCTGGCGAAGCATTTTATGAAGCTCGCCGGGAACGACAAGGCCAAGGCGCTGCAACTCGCAAATCAACATGGATTCCAGTAAAACCATTTTTGACGACCCGCGCGTATCGTCCGCGCAAGGGAACATCTTTGACCAGCTACAAGGAACCACGGGTGGCAGCAAGTTCGTCATGTGCAAGCCGGAATACCTTTCGACCAAAATCCCAAACAATGTGTACATGGAGGGGAAGGCGAACGAGCCGGCTGACGTTCCGCGCGCGATGAATCAATGGGACAGGTCCGTGCATATCATGGAGGCGCTTGGGGTTGAAGTATTTCAAATCCCTGCCGTGCCTGGCTGTCAGGATCAGGTTTATGTCGCCAACGTCGGGATTGCCATCGAGCCATACATTGTACTGGCGCAATACAAGGCCGATGGCCGCGCATGTGAAATACCGCCGGCCAAGAAGTTTTTTGAAAGCCTAGGATACCAGTGTATCCAGCCGCCGGACTTTTTTGAGGGCGAGGCCGATTTGAAACACTGGAAAGACAACATCTATTTCGGCGGCTGGGGGCTTTTTTCTTCAAAGAAGGCATTCGATTGGATTTCACAGAAAACGGGCGCCATCATAATTCCGATTCAGGAGATTAACCCGAAGGTGTATCACCTGGACTGCTCGCTGCTCGTCGTGGACGAGGAAAATTTCCTTGTCACGCGCTCCGGCCTTTCGCCGGCCAGCATCAAGGAGCTTCAGCGGCGCGGCAAAGTCACGTTCACGCCGGACAAAATTGCCACAACTGGAATCACCAACGGGGTGTTGATACCGGAGAAGAAAATCTACTTGTCCGGCGCGTTCAATCCCGAGATGAAGGACTATCAGCAGGCGATGGAATTCCTCTTGGAAACAATGGATGGATTCGGGTACACGACCATATTTGTTGACGTGGACTCTTACAACCCGAGCGGCGCCGACTTGTCATGCAGCGTTTTTCACCTTAACTTTCCCCCGACCGGAAAACCCACCATAAACCCATGACATACTCCGATGAAACCGTAAAATTCGTCCTGTCCCGTCACTGGCAGCACATTGATTGCAACGAGATTGTGAAGCAGGCCAGAAACGTCCTCAAAAAGAAGCTCGCCCCGCGCGAAGTGCGCTATATTTGCGAGAATTTCACCCTCCGGCATCATGGCGATCCGATTACGCGCAAGAAGATGGGTCTTGAGCCCTGTACAGTTGGGTGTTGACAAGTTGGGGCAAAAGGTGGATAAACGATTCCATGCAAGTCAAGCTGTGGGCGCATAACGAAAAATCTTTGAAAGAGATTGCCAAAGAACCTGAGCATTCACGGCTTGGCATATCGGTTGCAAAAATCGCCAACCTTGCAATTTCCATGTACGTCACCAATCGAAACGAAAACAGACGCAAGAAAAAATGAGCTCAAAGCATCAAACATCGGCCCGCATCAAGTACGATTATCTTTGGATTGATAAGCAGTCATTCCTGACCCGGCTTGCAGTGGATCTTTTCCGGCGCCAAATCAATATCATCGCCAAGCATGTTCTGACCACGGCGTTTGAGCGTAGCGCCATCAATTCCACACAGCTTCACGAATTGGCTGCGATTGTTGACCGCATTTTGTATCCCGTGAAGGCGACAAAAAATATCGTCGTTCAAGAAAACATTACCTGTGGCGGCGATTGCGCCGGAGGCGATATTTACAAATGAGCCCCCAAGAACAATTTCTTAAATTCCGCAAAGACGATGCGGAAAAGCTTCGCGCGGAGTCGCAACGCGGCTGGCTTCTAACGTCGCTGACGTATGCCCAGGCGTCCGTTGTAGATAACGGCGCCACCATCGAGGAAATCAGCGGCATGAACCGATTTATCGAAGCGTTCCTCAAGCTGGCGGCTGAAAAGCCCGAGCTCCAGCGCCAGCCGGTCAAGGG